ATATTGAAGCGGTCAAAAAAATTAAAATATTTGCTAACCCAGCTCTGGATAAGAACGAGACAAAATTAAACTAAAGTCCAGTGATCAGCAAAGAGAAGAAAACACAAATAAAAAACGAACTCGAAAGCTTTTTAAGCACCTATTCTGGAGATACTTCAGAAAATGATATAGTCGACGATCGTTTTAATGAACTTGAGCAAAATCCTCCTATTGATTTTGATGAAATGAGTTCAGGTTTCAAGAAGAAAGCTCTTGAGATTACAGATTCCCTATTTAAATTTTATGTAGATTTAGGTTTAATTACTCAACACGATTACCTAAAACAAAAGAAAGAACTCGATAATATGAATATCGAGACCATGTTCTTTCAGCATAAAACTATTAAGATGGCGATTGAAAGAATTATGGAAGAAATAAATCAGGGTGCTGCACATCCGCGTTTATTTGAAGTAATGTCACAATTGCAGGATCGTCTTACCACAGTTACTAAAACACAAGCAAACTATATGTTGTTCTTAGAGGATACGTACAAGAAAATGCGTAGTGAAGTTGATTCAAAGGGGGACCAAGCTGGACTCCCTGCCTCTTCTGTAAATGCTATTCAAGCCGGAGACTATTATATTACGGCTGGTACTAAAAATATCATGAAAGAAATTGAGAGCGATGGTTTGAATAATGATTTTGATAATAGGCTGACTAATCCAAATGAAAAAAATTCATTGATGACGGAAAGAGGCTTAGAGCATTTAATTGAAAAAGAAAATGACGATGAAGATTTAAGCTCAACTATTTTTGAAATCATTTAATTATGAAAGATTTTTTATCAAAAGGGGGAAGGACTAGCGTACAGGTATCTAGAATGGATGATACTGAAAATAGTGCAGTCTGGACTACAAAAAAAGTAGATCAACTTCTACTAGACTTTGAAAATGGTTTAATTGATATTAAGACCATTAAGAATTCTCCATTTAAGGATAATGACCCTGCCTGGAAAAAGCAAAATTTGGTTTTTGAATATACTCCAGAAGAACTTGAAGAAATTAAGCGCTGTAAATCTGATGTAGGTTACTTTGCAAATAAGTATGCTCAGGTTTTAACTGAATATGGAGTAGAACAAATTGTTTTACGTGATTACCAAGAGGAAATTATTAAGGCATTTGGCGCAAACCGCTTTAATATCTTAATGGCAAGCCGTCAAATTGGTAAAACTGTAATGTCTGGCGTATTTGTTGCATGGTATCTTATTTTCCATACAGATAAAAATGTTTTAGCGGTAGCCAACATTGCAAGTACAACCAAAGAGGTTGTTGATAAAATTAAATCTATTTTTGAAAATTTGCCATTTTTCCTAAAACCTGGCTGTATTTCAAATAACGTTATGTCGATGAAGTTCGATAATGGCTGTAGATTAATTGGACGTACTACAACCAAAAATACAGGTATTGGTTTTACTATTCACTTACTATACATTGATGAGTTTGCTCACATCTCACCAGCATACTTAGATTTCTTTTATCGAGCAATTTACCCTACTATTTCTGCATCAACTACCTCCAAGATTATTATTACATCAACTCCAAATGGTATGAATAGATTCTATGAAATCTATATGGATGCAGTAAATGGACTAAATACTTATACTCCGCTAAGAGTAGACTGGTGGCAAGTTCCAGGTAGAGATGATAAATGGAAAGCTGAAACTATTGCAAACATGGGATCAGAAGAAGACTTTAACCAGGAATATGGTCTACAGTTCTTTTCGTCCGATCGATTATTGCTTTCTTCTAAAGATCTTAAAAAGATTTTTGGAATTATGACTAAATATGAAGAGCCTCTTAATATTAATTGGGATCCGGAAGTTCTTGCCTTAATGGAAGGGAACTTTACAGTACATCCAAATCTAAAGGATTGGGACGAGCAGGATTTTAGAAATTCGCCAGATCGATATGTATTTTCAGTCGATACAGCAGACGGAACAGGAAAAGACTTTTCAGTTATTAATGTATTTAAAGTTGCACCTCTTCCAGTTAAAATGTTGGAACCAATTAAAAATCTAGTAAAAAGCGAAATGGATTGCCTATCCCTTGTGCAAGTTGCAACTTGGAGAAGTAATAAGCAAACAATTAATGAATATGCTCAAGTTTTAGAATATTTGGTTTATAGACTCTTTAATTTTGAAAATCTTAAAGTCTTAATTGAATTAAACCATAAAGGGGATTTTATCTTGGACAAAATTGCAAATAACGAACAGTATTGGCCTGGACAACTAATTCATTCCAAACACACAGAAGCAACTAAATTACTTAAGCCCGGTCTTAAACTAAGCGTTACCAATAAAATTAAATTTTGTGAAAGATTTAAATACCACGTTAATGTTAATAAAATTCTTCCAAACGAAAGTAAAACTGTAATGGAATTAGGATCATTTGGTAGATCAACTAATGGTACATATAGAAGTCAAAGTGGAAACGATGACTTAGCAATGACTTGTGTTAACACTGCCGCATTCTTTGATTCTCCTAGTTTTCTTGAATTAGGAACAGAAGTTTGGGACAGTACAAGCGAGGAATACAAAAAAGAAATAACTGAAAAAATCTTAAATTCTAGTCAGGGTGATGGCTCAACCAAGATTAGCTCAGATTTAGTAGGTTATCTAAATGATACTCCACAACTAAAAAAACCTGGACAGCGTCAAGTTTTTGATGAAACTTATCTAGATTCGTATAAAAAGACACTGGCTGGATTTTATGGAGATCAAAAAAACTAAATACGAATGATTAATTTTGACTTGACTAGAGACAGAGACGTCATTTTTAGAAGAACTATTGCTGCAATACAGCATGCGCTTAAAAATGATGTAGAAATTGCGGAGCTTCCTAGTGTTAAGGTTGCAGAATCTGAAATTGATGCATTCGTTTTAAGGGACGGATGGGAAGATGCTATCGAAAAGGCTAAAAGGCATTTTGAGAAAATTGAGGATTATGAAATGTGCCAAACCTGTGTTTCGCTAATTGAAGAAATTAAAAAATCAAACTAACTAATGCAAAAATCCACTAAAAGAAGAGGTAACTCTACACAATCTATCCCAGAATTATTAAAGCAAGTTTCGCTTAAACCTTCACAAAAGGAGTATTGTGATAAAATCATGAACAATGATATTACTCTATGTCATGGACCGGCTGGAACCAGTAAAACCTTTGTTGCATGTTATGCATCAATGAAACTACATACAGAAGATAAGATTCAACGTATAATTTTATCAAAGCCAATTCAAGAGTCTGGAGAAAAATTAGGATTTTTGCCTGGCGATATTAAAGAGAAAATCGACCCATTTATGGAAAGTTACCGAACTAATCTTGAAAAAATTATTGGTTGGGATAACTTAATTAAATTGGAAGGGGACGGTCTTATTGAATTTAGACCGCTTGCATATATGAGAGGCGCAACTTTTGATAATTGCTTAATGGTATTAGATGAAGCACAAAATGCAGATTTTAGACAACTAATGCTATTCATTACACGAATGGGAAAAAATTCAAAGGTCTTAATTTGTGGTGATGTTAGTCAATATGACATATCAAGAGACAAAGTGGCACTTCCAAAATTTATTGAAATGATGCAGGGTATCAAAGGAATGGGAATTCATACCTTTGGAGATGCAGATATCGTTCGTAATAAAATTCTAATAGAAATTACGGAAAGATATGACGAATGGAAGGCAAATAACAAAGTTAATTGGTAAATTAGTTAAGTACAATAACTCTATCTAGAAAATAATTTTTATGACAGGAAACAAAAAGGTCACAGGTTACGAAGATCTAAACCGCCGCCTCAATGATGAAATGCAGCAGCTTGCCGAAGCAATTGTTGCTAAAACTTTCACCGAAAGAGACCGAAATCGATTAGTTCGAATAATGGAACCTAAACTTAAATACTTTATTTGGAAGTTCTTTAACGATAAGGACGAAACCGAAGAAGTATTACACAATACGTTCTTTAAGATATTCAAATCGCTTGATAGCTATAATCCAAAATATAGATTTACAACTTGGATCTATACTATTGCCAGAAATGAATCTCTATTGCATTTGCATAAACTTAAACAGCAAATGACAACTGATATTGATAAAATTGGAAATTCTCTATTTTTAGTCGATGACAGTCGAGATAATTTAGAAAAGGAGAATTCTTTGGAGAATCTTTACACTGCAACTATGCTTGCAATTGAAGAGATGCCAGAATCGTTAGAAAAATCCATCCTAATTGACAAGGAGCTAAATAAGATGAAGGGTGCTGATATTGCAGACAAATACGATATGAATCTCAATACAGTTAAAACTAAAATCAGAAAAGCACGTAAAATATTAAAAGACTCAGTTTTGGAAAGTAATCCTGAACTGGTAGAAAAAATAAAGGATCTTTTCTAATGAAATACATAAATCCAATAGTTTTTATAACTAAGTTAATCTCCTTGATTAAGGAATTAAACATATTTAGACGTTATTTGGGAATCATATCCGAATTGGAAAAAAACGGAGACCTTACCAAATTAAATCTAAGACGAACTAGACTTGGTCGATTATACTATGTTAAAAATCTCCAACCAGAAGTTCTTTTAAATACTGATGATTTATCTGGATTTGAAATAATGCAAGTTAAAGAATCACTAGCTGACTATAACGATCCTATTACTAGACTTGGTATTATCGATTTTGTTAAAACCGGCTTCCGTAGAATTAAAACGCCAGACGTATATGCATATTTAGTTTGGATGGAATTTGATTTTAAACAAATTTCTCTAGAAAGAATTTTATACATTATAATTTATCCAGTTATTGTATTTTTCTTAATTTCACTAATTTTTATACCTGCACTTGGACAAGTAGAGTGGTCACAAATTTGGCAAACTTTAAATTCCAAATAAATAATAGTATCAAATAATCTTAAATTATGAATAAAGTAGAACAATTTTTACAGAAAAACGGATTAAAGGTAGTAATATTTTTATTAATTTTAACCTATATGAAATCTTGCGGAGTAGACCGTGAAGTTACTAAAATTAAAAAGCAATTAACTACTCTAGACTCGCTAGCAACAAAAAAGGACCTTGAAATTGAGGGTCTTAAAGCAGAAAAACGCATGATTCAGGCGACTGACCGAAAAATGCTAGACGTTCAACGTCAATCTGAGATTGATGCTGAATTGAAAAAACTTGGAGCACAATAATGAAAAATAAAGCAACCCATTACTTTATAATTGGTTCTTTTGTTACTTTATACCTCTTAGTATCAATTATTTCTACGATTCACGTAATCGACTTTTTTAAATTATCAAATCCTACTTGGCTAGCAGTTTCTCTTGCAATTGGCTTTGAAGTTGGTGCAGCTGCATCCCTAGCATCTCTTATTATTTTAGAAAAAATGAATAAAGGTATTGTTTGGGGTCTCTTTATTCTTTTAACTGCAATGCAAGCAATGGGAAATACGTATTATGCGTTTTCTCATCTTGAAAATTTTACAAGCTGGATTGAATTGTTTGGACTTCAAGAAGAAGATCTAATCTATCAAAAAAGGATTCTTGCAATTATATCAGGCGCAGTTTTGCCAATTGTTGCATTAGGATTTATTAAGTCTCTTGTTGATTATATTAAACCTACCCCAGAAACCGTTCAAACTGAACCCATTGTAGAAGATTCTATTATAGAAGAACCGAGTATGGAACCAGTTGGACAGCCTGTCCAAGAAAGTGTCCAAGTCGAGACTCCTAATAAAGCGCCAAAAGTTAAAAAAAAGACTCCAGTGAGCCAGGAAAAATCTACTGGACCAATTGAAGTTGATTTAACCAAGCCAAAGCATATCGATTTACTTGAAGTTCCAGATAGAGATACCAGAAGACTTTCAGCAGATGAAAGAATCTCTAGAGGAATTGTTTCCTAAATCGAAGGTAAATAATAAAAAGAACTTCGGCTAATGTCTTACATTAAATTTAAAGGTGATCCAAGCTATAAAAGAGTCAATTCGGCTATGGCTAAATTATGCGATCCAGTCCCTGTTAAAAAGTCACTTAGGCTTATTGACAACTGTTTTTCAATAGTAGACAAAAATGTTAGCCAAGCTGATCTTTGTGACTTTGGTAAATTGGCATATCCTGCGGATTCTTATGTTAAACAGGAATTAGAAATATGTCAAGGCGAAACTGCCACGGTATTTACTAACAGTTTAGTTGGTGGAACTACTGCGGTTTCTTCAACGACTCTTAATAGCACTGCTGTAGTTACGGCTTCAGCTAATTCAGCAATTAGAGTCGGTAGTACAGTTTCTGGAAGTGGAATTGCCGATGGAACTACTGTCACTGCAGTTAACGGAACGGCTGTAACTTTATCTAAGCCTGCTACTGCAACTAGCGGAAGCGTTAGTTTAACATTTGTTGAAGTTTTAAATCCAAACAAAGCTTACGTAAAGGGAGTTATTATCTATGTAAATTACCCTACGCTAGATGAAGACGGTGCAGAAATTAATCCTTCTGAATATCTACTAACTGGATCTATTTCTATGATTCTTACAAATGGTGGAAGCAGCCCATCTAACTTTACAATAGGACAAGCTTATATGTACTTTGCACCAGAGGCAACTACTGATCCAACTAAGATTATAAACACCTTAACTTTATTAAACCCAAGTTCAAAATTCAGCGTTAAAGTTAGTGTCTTATTAATTAAGACAAAAACTGATGTTGATCCAAATAATTGTGATTGCTAATGAGACCAGTAATGTCATATGGACAAAAGAATAACTTTATAAGTAGTATTCCATTTCAAGGAAGAGGAGATTTTGGTTTTGTTGCATCCCAATCAAACTTTACTCCAGGTATTACAATTAAACTTTTGCCGCTAGCGGATCTTTCTCTTCCGCAAGAGGTTGAAACATCAGAATTTGATCAATTAATAAATGACTTAAACGATCAATTTAGACCTGGTAAAAGACTTAGCGGCGTTGAAGTAAATACTCAACACCAAAAGGGAGGATCTCATAAAGTATTTGGAAGATTTATTGGATTTCAATTAGATAGAAAGAACCAAGTAATTAGAGCTTTTATTAGAGACTCTGCGTCTAATAAAAAAGTTGAAGTTTATCCTGCTTCGCTAATGACTGTTAACGAAGCCAGCTCTCACCATACAAAAACTTTTATGCAATTTTTAATACAAGACTAGAAAAGGTCAAGTATTAATACAATGCAAGAGATAGACATTCAACAAGAAAATTCTGCACCTAGTCCAAAGGCCAAAAAAGCGGCTTCGGTTAAACCAGAGGTCTCTGTACCAAATCAATTAGGACTAAAGAGTATTCCATTATCATTTCTACCAAGTCAGGGAAAATATTATCTTCCTGGATTTGAACTTTCAATTAGGTCTGCCACTGTTGCAGAAATTCGTCATTGGTCAACCATTGATGAAAATGACTTATTGTCAGTAGACGACCAATTAAACTATATTTTAGAACGTTGTGCAACTGTAACAATTGATGGAGTTCCAGCGAGTTGGAAAGAAATCTTGGAAATTGATAGATTCTATATTATATTTAGAATACAAGAGTTAACTTTCCCAAATGGAGAAAACTATATTCCTCATAAGTTTGAATGTGCATGCGATGAAAACGAGCCATACAGTGAAAAGAAACCTATTTCAAGTTCAATGCTGAGTGCATTTGATTTTCCAGAAGAGCTTGAAGTTTTTTATTCTGAAGAGCTTAAAGCATATCGAGTAGAATCAGAAAAACTTAATACTTCATTTAATCTATTTTTACCTACCCTAGGTACAATGCAAAAACTTAGAGATATTGTCTTAGATATTAATCGAGCCGGTAAAAAAATAGATAAGGCTTTCTTAAAAGTAGTTCCATACTTGATTGGAGATTGGGACAGTCTTACCCCACAGACGTTTTCTGCACTAAATGAAGAGTCTTTGACTTGGCATATTAACAAATTTACATTTATTACTAAATTTGCAGATGCTATCCAAAAATCTAAAAAACAGATTTTAAAGGATGACTGCCCTAAATGTGGAGCCAAAATAGAATCAAGAATTTTTTTGGACTCCAGCTTCACTGTCAAAGATCTTTTCCTTATTTCAGCTGGATTTAGTGAACTTGTTTGAGACTAACAAGTTCTTGGCGGTGAAGCTGAATCAACCATTGGACCAATTGTATTCGCTTCCATTTTATGAATATTCAATCTACTTAACTATTATTAATAAACAAATAGAAGAATCTAACGCTAGAATTCTAGCTGAACAGGATGAATTATTGAATCTACCGGGAAGACTTGCATAATTTGGTTTTACTGGATATTTCGATAAATAACAAAAAGCAGTTTAATGAGCGGTCTATATTTAGAACTAGGAGCACTTAATCCAACCCTGAAAACCACTGGGCAAAGCGTTCCAAATTTAATGGATTTAATGCAGCCCGAAGGGTTTGTACCAGATTTAAATTTGGCAGAGTCTGTTTCTACAGCAAGTTCTCCATTGAGTCCTGCTACTGAAAAAACTTTACCTGCCGGTCAATCTGCTATAGTTAATTCCGATGAAATTTTATCAGGTCTTTCTGATACCCTATCAACTCTTTCTGAAAGACTACCTAAACCTAACTCAACTGTAAATAATTCAACGCTAAATACAGTAAATAATTCACTGTCAATTACAAGTGATCTTGTAAAGATTGAACCAAAGAAAGTTGAATTATCAATAAAGGATGTTGCCGCTCTAGAAGATCTTATCAAAAATATTTCTAGCGCAAAGGAGGAATCTACTAAAACTACCCCAGACGTTGTTTCAACTAAGGCTCTAACTACTGTTCCAGAAGAGACAGTTTCAAATAAACCCAAAGTAAGCTTAGATTTATTTAGAACTGCATTAAGTCAACAAGAAAATCAGCTCGAAGCTGACGTTAATTCTATTATAGCATCAGGTGGAGATTTATCGACTATATTTAAAACCGATGTAGTTAGCGCAACCGGCTCTGCTGCTGGAGGAGAATTGTCAAATACATTTAGTAAAGGTATTACGTCAGCAGTTGAAGAATTTGAAAGAACTGCCGAAATTGAAAAAACTAAACGAGAAGCACAAACAACAGCGACTCTTAGCTCAAACGACCCAGCCGCAATTTTATCCTTAATTAGTAATCCGTTAGCTCCTGCTAAAGAAGTCGAGCCGCCGACATTTAATAAAGCAATTGCACAGGGTCTCACAGATGTAGCCGAGTCTAATTCAAAGATCGTATCTCAAACCAATATTGTTAATCAAGCAGCCTCTACTTCTCCAGTTCAACCTCAGCCTAAACCAATAGAAGAGGTTACACCAAATCAGCCACAACCAAACCAAGCTGCAACTGCCGATGGAATGCAACCTAATACAGTTTCCGTAAATTCTGGAGATCCAGCCTTAGCCGGATATATGTTACAGATGCTAAATATTCTAAAGTCAGGTCAATTAAAAGTTAAAATCTCATAATAATGGAAGTACCTATTAATATTAAAACCGAAGCCAAACTTATAGTTTCAGAATATTCTCAAATATTTGAAGAGCTTGAAAAACTTGAAATGCTGGCTTCTAGTCTAGAATTACAAAAAGACCTTTTGCTAAGCAGATTGGAAACACTAAGAGAGCGTGAGCATGTGTTAATAGATAATATAGGAGAGGTCGATGCAAAAATTACATTAGAATCTCTTCTATCGTAATTATAAAAATTAAATTGAATCACGGATGCAGTCTAGATTTATAAAATTAACCGATTATTGTTTACTGGAATATCAGTATGAATCATTATCGCCGGCAAGTCCGATTTTAATTAATTCTCCGTTCTATGCATTAACATTAGGCGAGGGAGAGATTTACCTATACAACCCAGATTCAGCACTATATGAAACTGGAAACATTAAAGATTTGACTGCAGTTCCGCTGTCAACTAATAGCGGGCGATTTGTTTATTTAGACTCAGAAGATTCTCCAAACTATACAGAATATGCAATTAGTAAAGTTCCTGGAGCGTCTGAAACATTAATTCCAGCTGGATCAATTATTGCAGATCGAGTAAGATTCCATTTTGCATCTGGTTTTCAATTTGATGACTTTTCTAGCCTTGTACTATCAATTAGACAAGATATGAATAATGGTAATGCTTTAATACTAGCAAACATACTAATTAATTCAACTACACTTGGTGATGTTTTATTATTTGCAACCAGACCAATGATTATTGGTAATGCAATGTACGACCGATATATTGATATAATTGTACCATCTATTAAAAATATGGATGAGCAATTCTATACTTCACCAAATCCAGCGATTACTTTTGAATATAAAGCAACAACCGTTACGGTAAATGGCACGGCAACTGGTGTAGGTTTAGTTAAAAACAATCCAATTACAGTTAATCTATTTGAATGTAAAGAGGGCCCAGCCTTTAATACAGCAGACGAGGTTTATTCAACATATGATGTAAATCAAGCATATGTCGCTCAAGTAAGTCAAGCAAATGAATTTGATTTAATTGGTGCTAAAATTAGAGAAGCATTAGATGGAGATTATATTGAATTTAATGCAACCTGGAATGAAGGTTTCCCAGAAGAATTTATTGGTATACTTGAAAAACGTACTGGACAATCTTGGATAATCTTTCACCAGCTTACAATATTTGAACAAATTGGCTCATCATTTATTAAAAGTGGTGACGCAACATTCTTTCAAGAAAGTAATTTTGATGAACCTCTAATTTATAGACCAATTTTAAAAAATGCAAATGAGGCAGTTAGCATGGCAATTGACTATTCAGTTAGATTAGTTAATAGAACAACAAACGAACAAATTATTAGAACTGGATCTCTAGTAGTAGTTAATCCAAATAAGTATGGAAAATCTTTAAGTAAACTTGAATTGGCAGATAAACCAAATTCTAATAGAATTAATAACTTAATTATTACTAAAGTTACAGATTCACTTAAAGTATACAATGAAACTGAAGCAAACCGCTCAGCTACTTCGACTAATCAGGCGGCTTTAGCAGTTCAATCAGTTGAAACAGTGCCTCAAATTGAAATCCGAACTGTTACCGAATACGTTCCAGTATTATTTTCAAATAATAGCATTTTATTAGCGGAAAGCAGTAAAATGACTGGAAGTGGTCAAAACACTGAAGTTGCATATGGTCAAGGTTTACTTTCTATTATAGTAAGTCCATTTGATAATGTTTTTAAATTTAAAGTAAAACAAGAAAAATTAAATACTTCAGGTAATCCTGTAATTAGAACAGTTGATCTTACACAATTTTCATCATTTGAATTAGTTTTTGGAACAGATAATTCAAGAGTTACTGTTAAAAATACTACTAAACAGTCTGAAGTTAATTCTGATCTTGGAGAAATTCTATTTAAGTTTGATGTAGCAACAACGTCTAAGATTCTTATGTTAGAAGATACAAAATTCTATATTGTATCGGTAGGAAGTGACGGCACCCGAACTGCCCTATACACAGGAAAATGGTATAAGCCAGACGGAGCAACTGAGGCAACTACTCAAAACACAGCAGAGGAAACTAGAATTAAAGCTGAAGAAACTTTAAGAAAGAGACTTGACGAGCTTTCTACTTTAGTTGATCAGCTTAGGGATGAAAATGCAAACCTTAGAAAAAATAGTATTAAGTACCAAACTTCTCAGGCATCAAACTCAACGTCAGATACTGCGCCAGATTCTAACCCAATCAGACAAGTTAAACCACTCTCGACTGGATATGGAAGGTCCTTAGGTAGACCTGGATCAGGCGGGAGATTTACCGGAGATGATATAACGACTCAATTCTAATCAATTACAATAATCCAGTGAATCGCTATATAAGGCACAGATAAATAATAAAAAATAGATCGTCTATAATGAACGACTTAACAAAAAACTTAATCAAAGAATTAAAAGCAGCACAAGCTGTATCTGAAAGCAGAATGCTACAGATGTTCGTCGCTGGCGTTGAGGCCAACGTTAATGCTTCTGGCAACATCGAGCAAGCTCTAGCCGATCTAGCTGAAGTTAGTGAAAAACTACAAAATACTGAACTTGATGCAATCGTTAAGAAATTTAACGAAATGTCAAATACTCCAGCTAAAAAATTAAAAATGATCGAAAACGGCGCAGCAGTTCTTCCAAAGATTGCTCAAATTAAAGAATCTGCAGCATATGCAGACCCTATTTTTAGAACAGTTGTTTTAGGTCTTGAAAAAGCAGTAACTGTAAATTCTGAGCCAATCGTGGTAGAATCAGTTATTACTAAACTTGCACCATTTTCGTTTGACTCTACTGTTAAGTCAGTGGTTGCTGAATTAACTAAATATGTATCAGAAAATCGTGCAACTATTGCAATCTTCAATACAATAGCAGATTTAAAGAAAGCACCAAACGCATATTATGCAAAAGTTTGCGAAAAACTAGAAGGAGCAATTCTTGAAGGTAGAACTTCAGTTGATGCTTTAACTATGATTTTAGCAGAAGCTACTGCTCAACCAGTTATCAAAAATCTTCTTAATAGACTTTCACAATTTGAATCTTCTCAAAACGGAGGATTTAATTTAGGTTCAGGTAATAGCTCAACTAAAATTAATCCAGTAGTTGGAGTTTATACTAGAACTGCAAACGGAGTTAGAGTTTTAATCGAGAATCATATTATTGATATGAATGGTGAAGAAGAAGCCGAAATGGTTCCCTTCTCATCTCTTCCACAAGAAGACGAGTTTACTCAAACTGCAAAAGCTTACACTGATTTAGGTTTTAAACCTACTGAACATGGTGTAGAAGCTAAAGGTAAAGCAAATACTATTGCATTTAAAGTTTCTCCAGAAGGAGAAGTTTCATTTGAAATCAATGGTAAAGTTGCAGAAGACTTAAATAGCTCTGAAATTTACAAAACTTTAGTTGTTGAAACTATTTCATTTAAACAAAATGTTGCAAAGATTTTAGAAAATGCAAATATGATTGCTCAATTTGAATTCGTTCAACGCTTTGTTACTGAAGGTGCTCAAAGTTATGCTATTAATACTGAAAAATCTGGTATTTTTGTTTTAGACAGACAAGGTCTTAAGAAATATGATACGTTAGGCTTCCATAAATATGTTGCTGAAACATTTAAGTATGACGTAAGCGATATGTTTGCAATTCAACTTTCAGAAAGACAAGAATTTATTAAAAGCGTTAACGAAAGAAAATCTGCAATCCAAGCTGATATTGCAAAATTAGAAGAATCTATCTCTCAACTAGATTCAGTAATTGCAGAAGCAGATGAAGAAACTCAAGATCAATTGGAAACTCTTAAACATACAATTAATTCAAGTATTGTAGGTCTTAAGGATGAATATCTTTCGTTAGACGATAGTTTAGAAACTGATCCTATGTTAGGTTCAAACGGTTCTAAATACGGAATCGGCGATAAAGTAATGCATAATGGTGAACCTGTTGAAATTAGCGGAGTTACTGCAGATGGTTTATATCAATTAAGCAATGGCGAAACCGTTAAAGAGGACGAGATTATGCCAGAAGTTGAAACTATGTAATTTTTTAATATTTTAAATATTTTTAGAGCCCGAGGTAACTCGGGCTTTTTTATTAGTATAATAATCTAAACATACTTAAAGTAGTAACATGGCAAAACAGAAAACAGCAGACGTATTGATTAGTCTAGAAGAAGCTAGAGAACGCGGACTCCTAATCCATACCAAAAAAGACACACCGTATTTTAATTACAGTTTATTTGTACGTTCAGAAGATGAAGTTAAATACAATATTAATCAAAACATCAGTAAAACTGCTACAGGCGGGGAATACTTTAGTCCATTATTTAGAACCGATTGGAATACTAATGGTCATCAATTTCAGTTAGAAGACTTAGATCAGGAAGACGTGTGGTTAGATGCAGGTGGACATATTGGAGTGTTTGCTACTCGTTTGCTAACTCAGTTTCCAAGAATTAAGAAAGTTTTGTCGTATGAACCTTTTCGTAATAATATTGAGTTTGCTGAACTTAATCTTGGAGAAAATGGCGTAGCTGACCGTTGTGAAATGATTGAGGCTGCACTTGTACCAAACGATGATACAAAAAATGTAGACTTCTTTTTAGCTTGGGATTCAGGTAAACACTCACTACTTCCAGTTAGAGGTCGTACTCAAGTAACAGTTCCTGCTAAAAACTTTAGCGAAGCCCTTAAAGAAGCAACCTGCTTAAAAATGGATGTAGAGGGCGCTGAATACGATTTGATTAAATCTGTAGAAGATTGGTCAAATATCAGAATTGCTATTATTGAATACCATTTCCACTATCGTAATCTTTCTAAAGGGCGTGTTGAAAAATTCAATGAAATCTTAGATATTTTTAGAGCAAATTTTGATGACATTTATGTTTGCCCTAATGTTGAAAATACTAAAACTTGGATTACTCACTTTGCAGCAGTAAAGAGAGGTTAATTTAAGTTGATCTAGACCTACAGGCCGAGGAAACTCGGCCTTTTTTGTAATCTTATGATGAAACTATTGTATAATAAAAATATGAATACCCCAGCTGCATTATATGCATATTTTGGATATCTAGGTGATTTTTCAACAGATATTCCAGGTCACACATTTTATCAACTTGGTCTAATTGATCAATTATGTCTTTCTCATCATGTAGATAAAGTCGATTTTTATTCCTACTTATCACATGATTCGATTGGAGCAGATCAAAAATCTCCAGTTTGGCCAAAGAGCCCAGTTACGCCAGTTTTTGAAAAATTTACCAAAGAAAGAATTCGTTCCTACAATTTAAGTTTTCCGAAAATTATGGAAAATATTGAAAAGGGTCGATATGAAAAAATATTTCTAAAGGCTAGATTTAGAAATCTTTCAACTTTAACTAAACAATTAACTGATGCTAAGCAGTTTGAACTAATTATTACAGCAGCGATTCAAAGTGGCCAGGCAAATAAGGTTGTAATACTAGATACAGATCTTTCACTAGAACCAGAGTTTGTGGAATTTTGCAAATCTCAAGGAATCTCATTTGAAATTCCATCAATAGACTATCCAAACATATCAAAGGCCTTTATTAAAGACTGCGAAAAGGTTTGGTTAGAAGAAACAGATCGTTTTGATAGAAACAATAAGATTTTTTATTATGGAAATATTTCATTTGGAAATTATAAAGCAGGTCATGCAAAAAATCCAATTGTAGTTGATGCAATTAAAAATTCTGCAGAGTTTAAATCATTTACTGGAAAAAAATATGAGGTATCAGTAGCTGGAAAGCTTGACCCAACTTTAGCAGAAGAGTTTACAGAAAGACATATTAAATTAATTAAACGATACGATCGTTTTGATATTTGGAATGAATATGCAAGTTCAACTATTAGTTTAAATATTTCAAAGGATCTTTATGTAGAACGCGGATTTTATCCAGCCAGGGTATACGAAAGCCTTATATTTGGCGCGATTCCAGTCTCATATAAAGATTATCGTATTCATGAAGCTCTTGGATTTACAGATTTGGTTAAATTAGAAGAAATTCTGGCATTTTTTAAAGACTCTAGCCCTTCTGACCGAGCTTCCATCTATTCTAAGTGTATTTCAAATCTGTTTCCATTTAGATAAATAAAGAAAAATGGCCTTACTATTAAATGGCATCAAAATATATTCAATCTAGGGAATCTGTATTATCACTAAACCCTGGGGACGCGGAGAGATTATCATCATTTATTAATGAGTTTGGAGAGTCTCTTATTAACATTATTGAAAACTGTGCAATCCGAATTCAGGACGTACAAACTGCAACCGATACTGCAGATTTTAGAAAGTATCAGCTTTCATTAGAAAGCGTTGGATTTAACCAGTCTGAAATTACCCAAATCGAGCATACTCTATTTGCTAAGGGTCTTATTGGAGAAAATCTTTTCGTTGAATCAAATTACCAAATAACTAGAATTATCGATGAATATACTTCAATTAATGAAGGAGTAGTTGATTTTTTAGCTGGTTTATGGAATGCGTTAACTGAAGACAGTTCGCCAATTGGCATTCTTCAATTCTTATTAGATTTAATTGGATTTATTCCAGCATCATACTTTGGATTTCCAATTGATGTTGTTGCAGATGGATTAAATGCTATAATTTACATGTTTAGAGGACGCTGGTTGGATGCAGGAATTAGTGCAATTGCAGCGTTTTTACCTGGAATTGGTGATGCAGCAAAAGCGGTAAAATACGGTAAAAATGCAGCCAAATTAGAAAAAGCATTTGAATCTATTATTAAAACAGGTAAAGCTGAAGAAAAACTTATTGCTGAGCTTGCTACAGACTCTGGTGCAAAGGTTGTATTAGATGGAATGTCATCAGTTGGTACAATTATGCTTAAAGTTTTTCATGGTATTGCTTTAGGAATTGGCCATATATTAAGTATGCCTCCTATTAGTTGGCTTACATTTGGTGGAAGTACTGCATTAGGAAAGAAACTTATTTCTTGGGTTGATGAAGTAATCACACCAGTTGCTAGAAATCTAGAAAAATTTGGTGGCGAGACCGTACTTAAAGGCGGCGAGGATATTGCATCTCTAATAAAGACTGGAGATATTTCGAAAATTACAGATAATATTGATGAGTTAATTGCAGCTGGAAAATTTGGAGATATTGCTCAACATGTTCCTTTCAGAAAAATGCTTGCAAGTTCAGAACTTGCATTTACTAAGGAAATGGCTTCCAATCCAGACCTATTTAGAAAGGCAGTTGATGCAAACTTTGATAAATTTAAAAATGAACTTATCGATTTTAGATCAAAGTTGAAAAAGCCCATTGAAAAAGCTGAGCTTGATATGCTAGACAATGAAATGAGAGCTGTTTATTATGAAATGGAATCAAATAAATTGTTTGTAAAAGGTCTTCTTAAATTAGATGAGGCTGGCGGAGAGGTTCTTGCAAAATATTGGTCAGCCGCAGCAGTTGGTGGAAAGGGTACAAGTCTATCAGCAGATATTTTTAAAACTTTAAAGGACGATCCCGAAAATATTAAGAAATTTTTTGGTTGGTTAGTAAGCCACCCAGAAACAGTCAAAGTATTAAATGATGCTGGCCCAGGCGTAACTCAACTATTTAGAGTATTTGCAAAAAACCCTGAAATTGCAATTAAATTGTCAGAGGCTGGAACCCAAGCTGCTGCAAAATTTGCAAAACTTCAAGATGAATTGGGAGATCTTGGTATAGCTTTAGTAAGAAGAAGATTTAATAGAAACCGCCTTATTACTGCAAAATATTTAATCGGCGCAGCATTGCGTTGCCCAGTTAGTTTTATGGCAAAGGGCGCAAACGTTCTTACTGGTAATCTTGGTAAAATGTTTGGACCAGAAAAGACTGCTGATAAGAAAGGATTTGGAGAATTTAATGAAGGATTAAAGTATATTAAATACAAATACGAATTTTTAGCAGAGGCTACTAAAACTGAAGATGAATTTAAAGCTAGCTCAGAGTTCAGTAATTGGGGAAGTGTTGAACAAAATACAAACGTTACTATCCAAACTGAAGAATTAAAAAAGGAAGTAGCAGTTGAAACCAAAAAGATTGCAGATACACAGCTTATTGCAATTATTGGTCCTAAGAGCTTTAATGATATTTGTTTAAGTGTTCCAGCTCAAGTTATCGACACTGCAGCTGCGACCCAAACTTTGACTGATACCGGCGGACATGGTGATAATACTTCTAAAATTCAAGAGATAACTGGAGCTACTCCATTGAGCGCAACTGCTAATGATGATGCAGTTAATCAAGTTCTAGATCAAACTGGTGTACCGAGAGTAAATAATTCAACGGAAGGAATTTTTGTAGAATTTAATGCTGGAACTGATCCTAATTTAATTGCAGAAGCTAGACTCGATGCCGATCTTGGAGTTAGAGGATTATGGTATCACTTAGCACAAATTCAAAATGGAGAAATATCATACGAAGGCTCTATTGTAAATAAAATTAATTCATTAATGGATTTATATGGAAGCTATTATAATAAGGTTTCAGCAAATGCCGATAGACTCTCAAAACCTTCTTTATATCCAAATCCAACTGAAATTGCTTGGATTAAATCTGAATTAGCTAAAGTAAAAGCAGACCCGTCTTATATGCCAAACTTTTTTGGCGCGGACGTAAATCCAAATGTATTATTTAAATAATTATGAAAAACTATACTAGTCTAAACCAATTAATACTTGAAGCAGAAGAAGACGTTAAATTTAAATTAGAAGGTCGTCCAGAAGATAACTTATTAAATGGACTTGTGCCTAAGCGATTTGCATATTCTTATACTTATCCTAAGAAGTCTACTTCAATTATTACGCCTAAATCAATTTTAGATTACATTATAAATTCAACTGAAGGCGATGCTAATCAAATCAAGACAACTATCAATAGTTTGTCTAGCCCAGCTGCCGTTGGAATTTCAGCAGATCCTTCAAATAAGGCAGGTCTTCTTGGAGGAAAAAACCGTATAGAGGGCCACGTTTACATATTTAAAAATGTAACAGATGATTCGGTAAAATCTGTAAATCCAGAGCAATTACTAGGAAAAACTGGCTCAAATAATATTACAGCCCTTCATGTTCTTTCTACGCCAAGAAAAAGCGGAGAGTCAATCCAGCAAAATTTGGCAAATATTATAAATTCTTCTGGCAAAGCTTCAACTAATTCTACAACTTCTTCAACTACAACTTCGGCTCAATCTACTTCCAAGCTTACAATGATGGAATTAAATACAATTATGCCAAAGGCCGGACCTGGTGGAAAACCTAATGGCGGTATGGTGTATTTTACAAAAGTCGTCAATGGTACATTTAGAAATCCAGCTTCACCAGATGTACTACTAAAAGATAATGAAATAATTAAGATAGGAGACATGTCTCCAGTTATGCTTGTGCTTAGTAAATTTTTTAGTTCACAAAGTCCACTAAATTCATTAGTTAAAGGCCAAGTTGATTCGTATACCCCTGACATTAAGTCTGCATTTACTGAGATCTTAAATAAATCCGGAGATCCTGATTATAAAGTTGGTCCATCATACGATTTAGATAAACTAACAAAAACTCAATTGGTTTCAATTATGTCAGTTTGGTTAATTTATGCAGTAAATAACGGGCTAATTCCAAGATCAGAGGTTGAAACTGATACATATCCAACACTAAAAACTTTTATTGATTCGGTAACAGCCGCTGCTTCTGCCGCACCGGCAGGCGGACAGCCTGCTTCGGGTCAACCTGCTGCTGGACAAGGTTCGGCTATGGATCAAGCTACACTGGCTGCAAAGAAGAAAAAGCAAACAGCACGCTTAGCTGGACCAACTAGCATCGAAAATGAACAGGAACTTATTGAAATTTTAAAAGGTACTGGTTATACTGATGCAGATATATTTGTAAATAATAAATTACACCCAACCTTTTCATCAGGCTTAGTTACTGCGGCTGGAGATTCTTTTAAGAACGCCTCTGCATGGAAGGCAACTGATAGCACCGGAAATATTATTCTTGAATTTGATACATCTAACATTGGTGCATTTAATGCAGATGGAACAGCTAAGATTTTTACGCCAAACTTTACTGGAATACATTCGGCCCTTGGAATTTTACGTTTAATTTTACTAGATAAACAAACTAAATCTCCTATTTCTGGCCAACCGACTTTAAATAGAGTCCCAACTGCCGCTGATTTACTAGCCATGTCTAAGAGAAAGACCGGATCGATAACTGGACCAATCCAAGCTGACATAGATTTAGTTAAAAAGGGCTTTGGATGGGATAATGATTTAGCACAAGCTATTACATTTTACCGAACTGAATATTATAAAAAGGCATAAATAATAAAATTTTATTAAAATGAAGAAAATTAAATCGATATCTATTTTATTAGAGCAAGGTCCACCTGATCTTAGCGCTCTTCAAAGTGGAACTATTACTACTCCAACTACACAACCAGCTGACGGTAAAGGGAGGAGAACTAGAAAGGATGATACTAACACAGATACTGATACTGATCCCGCTCCTACTGACACTCGCTCTGAACTTAAAGATAAGGAGCCGTGGGTATCTCTATTGAAATTACCAGGCAGTATTCTACATGATCAAGATGGAGTTAAAGTTGGAACAGATAAAACTATTAAAGAACCTTGGCCTTGGGCTGTAGCATGGACTTCGACTGGTGGAGAAGTATATTCTCCTACAAGTAAAACTCCAGTTAAAACTGATAAAGAATATATTTTTAAAACAGAAGGCGGACAGGAAGTAATAGTTCACTGGAAAAAGTCTGCAACGGATATTCCGTATTTGTATAGTGGAACTTATACAATTGGTAGCGGCAAGCTTACAATAACTGGACTGGGCGGACAGTCTGAGATTATAGATTTAGCAACCGGTAAAATTGAAAAGACTAATGTAAGCGTTGTTCCAAGTAGTGAGCTTGAATTAAATGCAGTAGTATCTTCCTTTTCAAGAAGAAGTATCAACCTATCTTGGTATTTTTATATGAGAATGTTTAATTTAAAAACAGAGAGCCCGGCTCTATACTCTTTAATTAAAACCAAATTAGAAAGTAAAGGTTACGAAGTGTTTACTAAGCCGGCTGGCTTTATTAATAAAAAAGATATGACAATTGATGCTAGCTCACTTCGTAAATACACAGCTGGGTATTGGCCAGTTACAAATAAAATATATTCACAGTTTGCGCCCGGAATAGATTCTGTGCCATTTGCCTCAATCGCAGACTTAGGTAATTCTGTAGTAGGTAAGAAAGGAGATCCTGCAAAGGATGCAACATTTACCTCTGGTTATGACTACATCTCATATAAAGTAGAAAAGGCCATGTCCAGTACAAATTTTGATACATCTGAAGCCCAAGCATTTTATGCAATATTAATAGGACTAAGACAATCTGCTCTAAATACTCTTAACGGTTATGCTAAAACTGCTGGTATTAATATTCCAAATAGTTTAAGTCTAAGCGATTACATATTAGGAGAAGTTAGTTCAGAGTGGAAGTCGACTTATGAAAAATATATTTCTCCACTCCAATCGACAAATGGAAAGTCTTTTCCGATTAGTGCGCTTGAAGCAGATGGTGGAAAGGGTTCTGGCGATGAGGCTTGGTTTAAGGCTGTATCAGATTTGAATGCATTAGGTGGAGATGTTTTAGAAAAGGCTCTAAGTAGCATACCAGCTGCACCAGCAAAAGTTACTCAATCTAACCCCAATGACCCAGCCGTTGGTGGAATTATGTCGGACTCTAGACTAAAGGACGATATTAATTTAATAGGTACGTCAGAAAGCGGTCTAAACATTTATTCATTTAAATATAAAGATAAAGAGGGATATTATCAAGGGGTAATGGCCCAAGAATTAATTGGAACAAAATTTGAATCTGCGGTAATCCTAGAAGATGATTTTTATTCAGTTAATTATGATTTAATTGATGTTGACTTTAAACAAATTTAAGTTAATGCTAATTATTGATATAAAAAATTCAGACTCATTAGAGCGAGCTCTAAAAATACTTAAGCGAAAGGTTATTGACACTAAGCAATTACAAAACTTACGTGACCGTAAAGAATTCGAAAAGCCTAGTGTAAAGCGTCGTTCTGAAATTAATAAAGCAAAGTACATTCAAAAAAAGCGAGATGTAAATAATAAATGATTTTTACCTTCACAGACTATTTAGCAGAAAGCGAAAAGCAGCTTGAAATTAGAGCAGCCGGCCTCGCTATTATCTGGGAAGGAAAGCTTTTATTAATTCATCCATCAAATGCAAGTTGGAAAAATCAACCTTTTGGAATTCCTAAAGGAGGAATTGAACTAGGTGAAGATCTTTTAACTTGCGCAATTCGTGAAACTAGAGAAGAGACCGGGGTTACGGTAGATCCAGAACTAATTGATAAAAATGAGAAATATTTTGTATTTTAC